AGGCATACATGGAGGCTTGCATGGCTCCCAGCCCCAAAGCCAAGCACAAGTGGTCACATCCTGCTGTTTACCATGCTGGCAAGGCTACTGGATGGTTTGAGCTGGCAACATTTGCTGAAGATCAAATTTATTCTCGCTTTAAAACCTTTTACGCTGGTTACTGTGATCGAGTGATGCAAGGTGAAAAGCTAGACAGCCCGATGATGGAAGCACTGCCTGAGAAGGTAACAGTTATTTTAACGCCTGAAGAAAATCAAGATCGGATGTCGCAATTACGCGGAAGCCTAGGCATTTAAACTAATTACACTGAGGGCATAAAAAATGAAATATGTTGGATATTTAAATTTGTGGCCGATACCAAAAAAATATTGGCTAAAGATGGTTTTGCCTCCTTTTCAAGCAAGCAGGTACATAGATAATTGTTACCAAATTAGGCTTTTTAATTTCGTGTTTTTTGTAGAGTCTCTTTAAAAAAATAACAGGATAACAACATGACACAGACACAGCAGATACTTAATCACTTGGAAAAAGGCAACAAACTAACAGCGTTAGAAGCATTGCAACTGTTCGGCTGCTTTAGACTAGCCGCAAGGGTGCAAGAGCTAAGAGACGTTGGGCGCGACATCAAATCACAACTGGTTAAGATCAACGGCAAGCGGATCGCAGAGTACTGGCTATGAGTGAGCAGTGGGTAGTTAACTCCGACAGTAAACTCGGTGGCTTTCTGGCTCACGCTGCCGAGCTTTATCGGCAACACAAGTACGTGACTTTCAAGTGGTCAACTGGGCAGCAAAGAAGCGAAACACAAAACGATGCAATGCACCTATGGTTTGAGCGCGTAGCCAAAACACTCAACGATGCAGGATTGGAAATGGTGGTCAGCCTGCCAACAGGAAAAGAGTGGACTATCCCCTGGTCCAAACACACGGTCAAGGAAAACATCTGGAAGCCAGTTCAGGAGGCAATAACAGGCAAGCAATCGACTACCGAAGCCAAGCGCATCGAGTACAGCCAAGTCTACGAAGTTATCCACAGCCGGTTCGCAGGTCATCATGGGATCACGCTACCTTTGTGGCCGAGCAAGCAGCCGTGAGAAAGTGCCGCACCTGCAAGATACATATACCGAGCTTTGCTAAGTCAGAGACTGTTTACCAGAAGCGCGGTTGCTGCGGCGAGGAATGTGCGCTGGAGTTTGGAAAACTCGCGATACAAAAAAAGCACGAGAAAGTTTGCAAAGCACAAAAAAAGGCTCGCAAGGATAAGATCAAGACTAAGACACAATGGCTGACAGAGGCTCAGGCGGCGTTTAACGCATACATTCGCGCCAGAGATCATGGGCAGGGTTGCATTTCGTGCGGCACTAACAAGCAAGGCATCCAGTATCACGCTGGACACTATCGAACGCGCAAGGCTGCACCACAACTCAGGTTTGATGAGACTCAAGTCTGGCTACAGTGCGCCACATGCAATAACCACTTGTCTGGCAACCTGATCAACTACCGGCGTGAATTGCTGAACAGGATTGGGCAGGCAGAAGTGGACAGGATTGAATGTGACAATTCGGAGGCGCGTTTTACGATTGAGGATGCCAAGAGGATCAAGGCAGAGTACAAAAAGAAACTAGCAGACTTGAAGATGCGCCAGCCATAAGCCAGCGCAGGGGAAGATTAGCATTGCACAAGGCTCATACCGTAATTGTTAATTTTTGGCAGGCTATCAGTATTGGCAATTTTTATCAGCATGTTGTCTTTAAATATTGAGTAGTCAACGTGGTGATGCCACCTGTTAAACTTAAACACAACTTTTGCAACATCTGGGTGCAGGTCTGCAAGCATTTGGCTTTTCGGTAGCGTCCCTTCATTGTCATAAAAGTCGGCACTATTACCGCCGCGCATTCTTTGAGTGGTAATTTTCCCGCATAGAAAAGCGTTAAATTGCAAAGTGCATAGGCCGTCTTTAAGAACCCGCAGGCTCAAGTCAGTGTCCTCGTTGTACCTTCCTCGCCAGCGGTATCCAGAATTGTTGTCTATGAGCAGGCATGAGTAAATTCTGGTATTCAACACATATGGCGGCACAGCATCTCCTTTCTTGCAGAAAGAGTAGTAATTGAGACCCGCAACAGGAATGTTAGAATATCGGCAAACAAAATCCTCAGAGGCTAACAAGGTTGATCCAGTGCGAACCTCAAACTTTTCGTTCTTGTTTAGATAATGGAAGGCATCAATATTGTCGTCCATTACCCAATGCCTGCTAAATCCGTTTGCTTTGCTGTGATCAATGCAAAAGTTGCGAGCTGGGCCTGGCCCTGTGCTTTTGGTAAACCCTAAATTATCGCAAAGGTCGTAATCATATTTGTAAGAAGATGGCAGCACAATCAGTTCGCCAAAACACCTGCCTTTGCGATAAAGGTCAACCTCATTACTCTCAACAACAATGTAGTGAGGAACGCCCATTTCGTGTAACGCTCTAGTTGTAAGGCCGTTATCAAAACGACCTTTGGAAACTATATAGACTGGAAATTTAGGATTCATCAACGTAAACCTTGCGCTCAAGACCCCAATGAGACTTAAAGGGATGCCAAATGCTTTTTGTTTTAAGTGTCATCTTCTGTTCAATTTTTTGCTGAAAATCCATGTAATCTTGTTCAGAGTCAAATCTAACGATTATTTCCTTAAATGGCTTTTTCTCTTGCTGATTAAACTCTGGCATCCCTACCCACTCTGGATATTTATCAAATAAGTCCATTCGGATAACCTCACAAAAGAACCAGCATAAACATGCCAGCGCACAGGATGCAGGTAGCGATACAGCAAAGCAGGTCGATCTTCTGGGCGCGGGTCATAATCTGTTACCTTTAAGTTGTGGAAGAACAATATCAAGAACTGCAACTAGCATCATGTCTTTGTCAGGGTTGCCGTCCTTGTCAATGTTAGGCAAGAGTGTGTCGTAAATGTCCTGAAGCGTTTCCCATGCCTGCTTGTATTCAAAGTCAGGCAGATCATGCGCTACAGCCGATTGCAGAGCCTGTGTGATGTAAGCGGTTCGGGATAGCTCACACTTGTGAGCTGCCTTTGTGACCAGTCTAAGCAGGCCATCAGGCATTCTTAAGCTGGTGGCGGTCATTGCTTTATCTTTGTTCATCTTATTTCCTCAGTGTGTGGCCGTCCGTGGCCGGTTGGTTAAATTAGGTCTGAGACCGATTCGATCACGAATCGCGTCAGGTCTGCCGTGCTAGTGCTGGTTGGGTGGACGAAGATCGAGTCAATCTTATCGAACCCGTCATCACCGCCGAAGTAGACATAACCTTCTCCACGCATGGCTTTTATGTCCAGTGCTGGGTAAGCGGTTTTGAGTGCTTTGTTGACTGCTGCGAAATTTGCCATTTTTTTATCCTCTGTGTTGATGGCCGTCCGTGGCCGTGGTTGTTATGCTGAAAAGAGCTTGGCGCATTTTTTAGCAAGTGCAGCGAAAGGCTTGCTTTCTGGCTTGAAAGTTGAATCAATAGGCTGCTTGGCTGCGTCAAACTTCATCCAAACCTCAGTGCCGCCAATTACTGCAAATACACGTACAAAGCCGTTTTGAAGATTTTGCATTTCTGTCAGTTGTATTCTCATTTTTTTATCCTCTGTGTGTGGCCGCTGGATGCCGCCGATGTGAGTAGAATAGCATGACTGTATTGCAGTGCAATATTATATTGCACAATCTTTTAAATAAATAAGCATGACATTGATAGGGTAAATCTATGATGCAGCTTTTTGCTTAAAGCGGTAAAATCATCAGGCCAGCTTTATCCGACTGGTGTGCTGAATGTGTGTCAGCTCCTATTAGCCTCGTGAACATGCCGAGGCTTTTTTTGCCTGTAAAACAGCAAAAGCATGGCATAGAACCACATAAAATTGTTATGATATGCGCTGTAATAAACAACACAGGATAATAATATGAAACAAAAGCAAACTGTTCCTCCATCAATATTAAGGCTCGCAGATGCAGCCGCTTACATGGGTTTCAGCATTACAACTCTATGGCGGCTGGGCAACACAGACCCAGACTTTCCGCCAAAAATTAAGTTTTCGCATCGCGTTTGCGGTTACAAGATTGCAGACATTGACGCTTACCTGGCTAAAAAGGCAGGTGGTGCATGATAGATCACGCGCAGTTACCATCAGTTGCTAATGCAAAACTTCCAGAAACATACGAGCGAGCAAAAACCGCACTTGCTGAGTGCAGCACTATTGACGAGTGCCAGTCATGGGCAGACAAGGCAGAGGCTCTGGCAAGCTATGCAAGAATGTCTGATGACGATTCCTTACGCAAAATGGCTGATCGCATACAAGCAAGGGCTATCAGGCGATGCGGGGAATTGCTTAGACAGATAGAGCCAAGCAAGGGCGGCAGACCTTCTCAAATAACTACTGACGCTGCCGACAGTAGTTTTACAAGAAAATCAGCAGCAGAACAAGCTGGTTTATCTGAGCGTCAGCAATACACAGCCTTGCGTGTTGCCAACGTCCCAGAACAACAATTTAATGAATCGGTCGAATCAGACAGTCCACCAACAGTCACCAAGCTTGCAGCAATGGGAACAAAAAAACAGCTTGTAGACCTAAAAGGTCGTGATCCAACTGAGTTTAACAAAGCTATGCACTTTGTCGGCGGCATTGAGTCTTATGCCAGAGAGTGCAAGGCATACGATGTGCAAGGCATTACCGCAATACTGACCGACACAGAGCGCAGCAGGCTCCGCGCTGCCATAAACGCAATAGACGCAATCCATGATTCAATAATGACGAGGATATAAATATGACGTTTAAAGACATTAAGGACATACAAAACCTAATTGCAAGGCTGGTGGCTGATAAAATAGACGCTGGTCAGGTGGTTAACATGCAGTGGGCAACAAAGGAAATTATTGACACATTTTCAGAAATCGAAGGTCGTGATGTAGATTTTTATTTGATTACCGCAAAGTTTTATATTGCCGATCTGGTCAAGCGATGCATAAAAAAATACGAGACACCAGACCAGACAGAAAGCGGTCAGATTGTAATGGACGGCTTTGAACACTTGCAAAAAGCCTATCCTATTGAACGCGGGGACGGGCGCGAGATTGTGCCAGTAGCACAAATGACTGACGCGGAGCTTGAGGCTAGGGCTGCTGAGTACGATAAAATGGCAGAAGGCTGTAAGAAACACGCTCTTGAAATACGCGAGTATATAAATTCACGGGTGCAATCAATAGCAATATGAAATAAAATGCCTCTGAAACATGGGGCATTTTTAAGGTGATGCGATGGCTGAAAAAGACCCAAGAATCAAGCGAGCAGGTGTTGAGGGCTTTAACAAGCCCAAAAGAACACCTAATCACCCGACAAAGTCCCATGTGGTAGTAGCGAAAGAAGGTGATCAGATCAAGACAATCCGTTTTGGGCAGCAGGGCGTTAAAGGTTCACCACCGAAAGAAAACGAAAGCAAGGCAGATGCAGCCAGAAGGGCAGCATTTAAGGCTCGACATGCTGCGAACATAGCCAAAGGCAAATTGTCTGCGGCTTGGTGGTCTTCAAAGGTAAAATGGACATAACATGCCACTAAAAACTGGTTACGGTAAAAAGACGATAGCATCCAACATCAAGACAGAGCTTAAGGCTGGCAAGTCTCAAAAGCAGGCTGTTGCCATAGCAATAAGTGCTGCTGAGAAGGCTAGACGCAAAAAGAAGTAACTGTGATAAGATAAGTTGTATCGCTCCCTGTGGGGGCATGACCTTATGGCTGGGGGCTAAAAGGTGAGCAGACCTTCTGAATACAATCCTAAATATTGCGCTATTGCCAAAAAAATGTGCGAACTTGGCGCAATAGACAAAGACGTTGCACAGGCTCTTGGCGTAACAGAGCAAACAATCAATAACTGGAAAGTGGCAAACCCTGAGTTTTTTGAGTCCCTAAAGATTGGCAAATCTCAGGTGGACGAAAGGGTCAAGCAATCACTAGTACACAGAGCAATGGGCTACACACACACTGAAGATGATATCCGCATCATAAACGGTGAAATTGTTATAACCCAGACTGTCAAACATTACCCGCCAGACACAACCGCTTGCATTTTTTGGCTCAAGAACAGAATGCCAGACGAGTTTAGAACAAACCCAGATGTCGGCAATGACGAGATTTTAAGCAAATCAATTGAGATAGTCCGTGCGACTAAGCCTGTCTGAACCTCAAGAGGAGTTTGTGTTCTGCGAACAACCTTATCCAGCTATGGTGGCCGGACTTGGTGCAGGCAAAACCCAAGCTGGCATAGTCAGAAACCTGCTTAAGATGCTGCAAACCCCAGGCATTGACACAGCCTATTACATGCCGACTTATGACTTGCTAAAACTGAGAGCAATGCCAGGCGCACAAAAAATTATTTCAGAGCTTGGCCTTAAGCACACAATCAACAATTCCAGCTACACGATAAAGATCAAAGGCTACGGCAAGATGATCTTCCGCAGCTATGACAAGCCAAGCAGGATCGTGGCTTATGAAGTTGCACACAGCATCGTGGACGAGCTTGACACACTGCCAAAGGACAAGGCTGAAGAAGTCTGGCGCAAGGCAGCAGAGCGCAACCGGCAGAACTGCGGCCAACAGAACACGATGGGCAACGTAACTACACCAGATCAGGGCTTTAGCGGCTTCACTTACCAAAAGTGGGTCAAAAAAGCACAAGATGGCTATCATCTAATCAAAGCAGCAACATCATCAAATATTTACTTGCCAGAAAAGTACATTGAGGATATTCGCAAAAACTACGACCCGCTGCTGGCAGAGATGTACCTTAACGGCGATTTTGTTAGTCTAAGCCAGAACAAGGTGTACCATTTCTTTGACCGGCACAAGCATCACACAACAAGGGTTTTGACAGCAGATGACAGGGCAATCTATGTCGGACTGGATTTTAACATTGGCGGCTGCGCTGCTAACCTTTGGCTGATCGAGAACAATAAGCCCGTGGCAGTGGATGAGTTTGTGGCTCACGATACCCGCGACATCTGCAACAGGCTGGATCGCTACAGGCAAGGCGGCCGGATGATAACTGTCTACCCAGACGCATCAGGCAGGGCTGGCAGAACCAACGCAAGCCAGTCTGATATTCAGATAATAGAGCAGGCTGGCTACCGTGTGGACGCTCCTAATGCAAATCCGGCAATTCGTGATAGAATTAACGCAGTCAACGCTTTGTTTGCACATGATCGCATCAGTATTAACACTGACAGATGCCCAATGCTGACAGATGCGCTTGAGTCGCAAGGCTACGATGCGAAGGGTGAGCCGGAGAAATACAACGATCACCCGTCCATTGATGACTACACAGATTCAATGGGTTATTTCCTGCACAGGAGATTCCCACTGGTTCGCCCAATATCACAGGCGAGGATTGCAGGCATATGATCACAAAGAACTATACCGGCGTATCAACGCCACATCCGGCTTATGAAAAGAACCTGCCTTTGTGGGATCGGTGCATTGATGCCTCAGAAGGCCAGTATAAAATCCATGAGAAAAATACTGCTTATCTGCCAAGATTGCGCTTTGAAGAGCAAAACGACTACGAGACAAGGCTGAAGAGAACTCCATTTTTTAATGCTACTTGGCGAACCATCTCTGGCCTGAAGGGTATGGTATTTCGCAAGCCATCAAACATTGTTGCACCAGCAGGTGCAAAGCGTTTTATAGATAATGTTGATCTAGCTGGCACACCACTTGATGTCTTTGTTCAGAGCATATTTGAGCGTGTGCTTAAGACAGGCAGAAGTGGCATTCTTGTTGATTACCCGCCCATTGCTAACCCTGGCGGGTTTACTCTTGCTGGCGCAGAACTGTTAGGTGGGCAACCTTTAATGGCTCACTATACTGAAAAAGCAATAATCAACTGGCGCACAACCCGAATTAATGGCGCGGAAGTTCTAACACTTGTAGTTTTGCAAGAAGAAAAAGCTATGGAGCAGAACCCATATTCACACGAGATGCAGACAGTTTTCAGGGTGCTTGATTTAACGCCTGAAGGATACCGCCAACGAGTGTACCAGCGAGTTGATAATGCCGATAATCAGATTGGTGAAGATTTATATCCGTTGATGAACAATCAGCCGATGCGAAGAATACCTTTTTACTTTGCTGGTGTTGACTCCATAAGTTCCGCAGTCAGCTCACCTCCGCTGCTGGATTTAGTTGATATGAACCTGGCGCACTACATGGTCACATCTGACTATGAACACGCTTGTCACTTCTCAGGCTTACCAACTTTGTTTATCACTGGTCACAGAATGGAACAAGGTGACCCGCCTATCACATTGGGTGGAACGTCAGCAAACTGCCTGCCAGACCCGATGGCGAAGGCATTTTACGTTGAAACAACAGGCGACTTCCCTGCTCTGCGAACGAACCTTGAAGATAAAAAATCACAGATGGCAGTGCTTGGCGCAAGAATGCTGGAAGGGCAGAAGTCTAGTGTCGAATCAGCAGAAACGCAGAAAACAAGGCAATCGGGTGAACAGTCGCAACTGGCGGCAATGACTCAGGTCATGAACATTACAGTCACTAATGCACTGACTACGTTTTTGCGTTGGGCTGGGTTTAATGCACCTGTTGCATATACTCTTAACAACGACTTTGTACCAATCAGAATGTCAGCACAGGAATTGACTGCACTTATCGGCTCCTGGCAATCAGGCGCAATCTCTAACCAGACCTTGTTCGATAACTTGCAAGATGGTGAAATCATTGCTCAGGGTGTCACTTTTGAAGTTGAGCAGGAACGGATAAACAGCCAGCGGATTGATTGATGAACAAACAATTTGATGCGGCAGTTGCGTTACAGCTGGACATTTTCAGGGCATCTGAAGGTGTCAGTCAGAACGTAATCCGCATTCTGCGCCAGTTAGAACGTGAGCTGATTGGCAAACTCGCAGGCGAGATGACCGAGTGGGGCAGGGCAAGGGCAAACAAGCAATTAAAAGAAGCACAGGCTCTGATAGAAAAGTATTATGACCGTATCGCCATTCAGTCAATATCAGATACCGATGAGATTGCAAAGGTCGCAGCACAAGTAACTGCGTCATCCATTAGCAGAGACGCTGTTTTGCCAGCAGCAGCAGTCTTGGATAAAATAGCAACCGATGCTGTTATTCAAGGTGCGACACAGGGTGCATTTTGGGCAAAGCAGTCTGCTGATGTACAATTTAAGTTTGCGGCAGCAGTGAGGCAAGGTATTGCAGGGGCTGAGACTAACGCGCAGATCATAAACCGTGTGCGCCAAGTCATGGATGTATCGCGCAGCAACGCAGCGGCACTGGTGCAGACATCGACAGCGACCATTGCCAACGATGCTCGCATGAAGGTGATGGAGGACAATGATGACATCGTCCTGCGTTATAGGGCAGTCGCAACACTTGATTCGCGCACCTGTTTAGTCTGTGCGCCATTAGATGGTAAAGAGTGGCAGAAGTCTGGCAAACCCTATGGCGGTCACAGTTCGCCAATGCCAAGTTACCCGCTGCACTTTAACTGCCGATGCTTGTTGATTCCGGTTGTGCTTGATGGCGAGCCTGGTGGAACAAGAGCGTCAGAGACAGGACAGGTCAAGGCTTCACTGACTTTTGAGGGCTGGCTATCACGGCAGACGCAAGATCGTCAAGATGATATACTTGGCAAAGGTCGCGCAGAGATGTATCGTAAAGGTGAGATAACGCTGAACGATTTAGTCAATGGCAGAGGTAGGCCATTAACGATTGCACAGCTTAAAGAGAGAAACAATTAAGGCCAGAGGCCATGACCAGGGGTCAAACGATGGAAATAACACCAGAAATAAAAGCAATAGTTGACGAGGCGGTTGCTACTGCTACTGAAGGCTTAAAGAACCATAACAAGCAGTTGTTGGCAGACTTGAAGAGAAACGAGCGCAACGGCAAGTCCGTTGATCCAGCAGAGGTTGAGCGTTTAGAGGCTGCGCTAGAAAAGTCGCAAGCTGATAACGCAACACTGCAAAAGCAGTACAAAGATTTGTCCAAGAATTTTGAAGAGAAAAGCAATGCTCTAGACTCAGAGTCAAAATACACTCGCCAGCTTTTGATACAAAACGGCCTTACAGCAGAGCTGTCTAAGGCTGGAGTGACAAACCCAACACACCTGAAAGCAGTACAGGCCATGTTGAAGGAAAATGTGCAAATCGTTGTCGAAGGTGATGCGCGAATTGCAAAGATCGGTGATAAAGCCCTTTCGGACTATGTGAAGGAATGGGCAGCGGGTGACGAAGGCAAGCATTTTGTCCAAGCACCTGCAAACTCTGGTGGTGGAGCCACTGGTGGAAATGGCGGCGGGGCTGCCTCGATAAAAGGCAGAATTGATGGCTCACCTGTTGAACGAGCAGCATATTTCGCCACAAAATTCCCTGACTTAACGCCATAACCTAAGAGGTAATTATCATGGCTCTAACCAACATGAAAGTGTTTAACGAGTACGTCCGAGAAGCAACAATTGAAACTGTTGCCCAAATGGTCGAGAAATTTAACGCAGCCAGCAACGGCGGCATCCAGTTGTCTACGCAAGGCTTTGACGGCGACTTCTTCCTGAAGTCAATGTTCTCCAGCCTGCACAGCGCACAACGCCGTGTAGATCGCTACGCCACCAACACCAGCGCATCAAGCACTCAGCTTGCACAGCTTGAGCATGTGACTGCAAAGGTTGCTGGCGGTTTTGGTCCAATTGAGTGGGAACCTTCACAACTGCGTTGGGTCGGTGATAACCCGACTATTGCTGTTGAAGTTATCTCCCGCAACATGGCTGAGGCAATGCTGCGTGACATGCTGAACGCTGGTATCGCATCAGCAATCGCTGCAATGGAGAACCTCGGCGCAACGGTCACGAATGACATCGGCACTGGCCGTGATCTGACCTACAACGACATCAACAACTCACACGCACTGTTTGGCGATTCCAGCCAGTTGCTGGTGTGTGATGTGATGGACGGCGTGATGTATCACAAGCTGATCGGTCAGAACCTGACTAACGGCGCAGAGCTTTTCCAAGCTGGCACTGTGACTGTTGTCGAGATTCTGGGCAAGCGTATCGTTGTGACTGACGCTCCTGCACTGCGTGAGACTCCTGCAACTTCCACCAATGACATCAAGATTCTGTCACTGGCACAAAGCGGCATTGTTGTACACGATGCTGGCGACCTGATCACCAACGTAGAAACCAGCAACGGCAGTCAGCGCATCAAGACTACCATGCAGGCTGACTACACGTTTGGTCTGGGTCTGAAGGGCTACGCTTGGAGCAAGTCTGTTGCATCACCGACTGATGCAGAGCTTGGCACTGGCAGCAACTGGACCAAGATCGCTACCAGCGTGAAGCACACTGCTGGCGTGTTGACACTGGGTCAGGCTGCTTAAACGTGACTCCAGCGGAGTATTGGGCGAGCAATGAAAAGTTGCAGCACATTACTCCGCTGGGCGAACGATTCCCCGAAGTAAATCTGTTTCCTGCCTTACAAAAAGCAATCAAAGGTTATGTTTTCGAGTTTGGCTGCGGCGATGGTCGGCTTGCGCCAGCTTTTAATTCTGATCAATATGTTGGCTACGACATAAACTATTCTGCAATCAAAGCAGCGAGACTAAACAATCCGTCTTATCAATATACCGATGATCATGCCATAGGCTACATCTATCATGCCTATACGTTTCTTGCGTACACTGTCTTGCTACATGTGCCTGACTACGAAATAGAAAACGTGATCAGTTTGGCAAAGCAATACAAGCGAATAGTGATTGGCGAGATCATGGGCAGACAATGGCGAAGACCAGGCAACCCGCCTGTCTTTAATCGTGAGCTGTCAGAATACGCTGAGATGATCCAAAGACCGTATCAGGTTATCAACGTACAATATCCGCGCTACGGCTGCGACCTGACGCTGGCGGTGTTTGATGAATCTTTGCGTTCTTAAATCAGGTGGCGATTTTAACCCAGAACATGTGCGGCGACTTGCCAGCATGGTTCCTGACCTTTTTTGCATATCCGATGTGTTTATACATGGTCTGCCTGTCATACCAATGCACTACAACTGGCCGTCATGGTGGTGCAAAATGGAGATGTTTCGCCCAGATATTGAAGGCGACATTTTCTATTTTGACCTCGATACAACGGTTATCCAGATGCCTGAAATACCAGAAGGCGATTGTGTGCTGACTGACTTTGGTAACCCTGATGTGATTGGTTCCGGCCTGATGTACCTTACCGAGCAAACAAGATTTAAAATTTGGGATCACTGGATTAAATCACCAGGCAAACACATCAGCCAGAATATAACGCTCGGTGATCAGGGCTATTTGAACCAGCACCTGCACACAGCAAAACGATGGCAGCGCATTGCAAAGGTGTACAGCTATAAAAGGCATTGCACTAATGGAATTCCACAAGATGCCAATGTGGTGTGCTATCACGGCAAACCCAGACCGTGGGACATAGAACATGCACTTTGAACCAACTGCTCCACTGGCTGACCTGATCATGCGTCATGCTGGGAAAAGAATCTGCGTCATGGGTGGCGGCAAGACCCTGCAATCGGATATTGAAGGCATCGAGGCAGACATCTGGATAAGCGTCAACAATCACGGGGCAAAGCTAAAGCCTGTTGATTATATTGTTTGCATGGACAACATCCACACAGCAAACAAGGGTGAGATGCGGCATTTCCTAAGGCAATACTCTGATGCGCCGGTAATATCACCGTGGCACTGGGGTCAGTATCAGATGCACAAGTGGCCTGGTTATCCAAGAATGTTTAATTCTGGAGTAATGGCAGTCTGGGTGGCGTACCTAATGGGGGCGCATCCTGTTATAATCGCAGGATATGATTGCTATAATGGCGACAAGAAAATTATTGATATGCACAAATTCTTTGTGCCAGAGGTGCGTTGTCAGGTTCGTGTTGCCTCTGGGGCATTGATTGGAATGTATCCAAAGCACGAAATAACAGAGAATTTTGATAAATTTGCAATTCCTGAGATACTAGGTGACGCAAGAGATGGCTGCGTTAAGGTTAGAGTTAAATCACTATTCACTTATCGCGGCTGTGAATGGCCTATTGGAACAATACTGACGTTGCCAGAGTTTGAAGTGCGGCGACAGATAAAGCATAAATCACTGGAGATTGTACCTGATGAAAAAACCGACAAAGCGTAAAACAGCAGACGTTGTTGAGCAGGTAGAGCAGCCATCAGGTGATGCTGTGATGCTTAAGGTTGTGCGTCCTGTTGATGGCAAAGAAGTGGGCGAAACATTTACTGGCAGGCTAAACGACTACCGTTTGCAAATCAAACATGGGTCGATTGAGGTGATCTGATGGCCGTTCCTGTCAACAGCGTTTTACCAGTAATCAGCGGCACAGTTGAGGTCGGTTATACACTGACGGCAACAACTGGCACATGGTCGCCGACACCAACGAGCTTTGCTTTCCAGTGGCAGCGAGTCAACGACAGCATTGTTGATATTGCAGGCGCAACTAACAACCAATACATTATCACTGCCAACGACACAGGTTATACGCTCAGGGTTCGGGTTATCGCTACCAACAACAGCGGGGACTCATTGCCAGCCATTAGTGCTGAGACAGTAACGATACCTGATGACTGGTTTATTGTTGAGGACGGCACTGCAAAGTCTGATGCTGTCAGCTATGCAACAATCAACTATGCTAACGATTACCATGCGAGACGCGGCAATCAGGTCTGGGGTAATTTGAGCATAGGCGAGAAAAAAGCAGCAATGGTCAAATCTGCTGAGTACCTGGTTGAAAAGTACCGGATGCGGTGGAAAGGCGAACGTGTCAACACAACCCAAGCACTAGACTGGCCGAGAAACTGGGTTGAGTATGCTGACTACCAGTTTATAACCCGCAACGGCGCACAGGTGATTGGTGGCTTCCTTTACTACCCATCGAATGAAGTGCCAGAAGAAGTCAAAGCAGCACAGGCTGAACTTGCCTACGCAACGCTGACAGGTGTTCTATACGGCGAACAAGGGCAGGTTGTAAAGCGGCAGAAGGTTGATGTGCTGGAAGTTGAATATGATCAATATAGTTTTCAGGGTCGCAGATTCCCTGCTGTAGATGGTCGGCTGGCTCCTTTGCTGGGCAATGTTCGTAATCAGGTAGTGCGAAAATGAGCTTTGACTATGTTGCCTTGCAAGCGGTATCGACTAGCCTGCTGACTCAAGCAGGGCAGTCTGTCACGCGCACAGTAGTGACTGTTGGCGCGTATGATCCGGCAACTGGTACTGCAACAACGACAACATCAACCAGCACAAGAAAAGGCGCACTGCTTAATTACAGCAAGACATCAGAGCAATACATTCGCGGCAATCTTGTGGAAATCAATGACAGGAAACTATTGCTCGATGCAACAGCGGCAGTGGCACTGACTGACATCTACACAATTCAGGGTGAGCAGTATACGGTTGTTTCCATTAAGCCAACCAACCCAGCTGGCACAGATGTGCTGTTTGAGTTGCATGTGAGGCTGTCGTGAGTTTTGCTTCCGATATGTCAAAGTGGTGTAAGCAAACGATGCCGCAGACAATGGAAAAGGTTGTGCGCCGAGTTGTTGTTGAGGTGGCTAACAGGGCAATCTTTAATTCGCCAGTTGGTGATCCTTCATACTGGATAAACCCGCCACCACCTGGTTACGCTGGCGGTCAGTTTAGAAGAAACTGGGTGTACGGCTTTAACTCGCCACCAGTGGGTTACATAAATGATATTGATCCATCAGGGCAAAAGACTCTTGCTGCTATAATGAGTTCGGCACATGGCAAGGCTGGTGTGCATTACATTGCTAATAATGTGCCTTATGCCCAGCGAATTGAAAATGGTTGGTCAAGGCAAGCACCACAAGGCATTGTTGGCAGGATTGAACTTGAGTTACCTGAGATATTCACAAGGGCGGTGGCACAGGCATGAGTACGGTATCTATTCGCGCAGCACTGGAGGCAAGGCTGAACGGCATTACGCCAGCACTTGCTACGGCGTTTGAAAACGCGCCATTTAAGCCGCCTGCTGCTACGGTTCCGTATCAAATATGCAATGTGTTATTTGCCAGACCTGACAACACAGAAATCGGCAGGTCACATCAGGAATTGGGCTACATGCAAGTGCGCTTGATGTACCCAATGAACACAGGATCGTCAGCGGCGATGACCAGAGCAGAGCTTATACGCACGAACTTTGAAAGAGCGTCAACCGTTAGCAGTGGCGGGGTCACTGTCAACATAACCGAAACGCCGGAGATAGAAACAACCGGCATCGAAGACAACCGTTATACTGTGCTGGTGAAAATCAGATTCAGATCATTTATTCCAACGTGAGGTAAGCCATCATGGCCATTGCTCAGAAGATTGCTAAACAAACCACCATCCGCAAACAAACAGGGCTTGGCGTACCTGGCTCTGCTACTGGGCAAATTCTGCGAAGAACGTCCAGTATATTCAACGCAAGCCGTGACATGTACGGCAGCAACGAGATTCGTTCTGACCACCAGTCAAGCGGTCAAAACTACGGCCTCAAGTCAGCATCAGGCACAATCAACGGTGAGCTGTCCTCGGCAACCTACCAGATACTCGTTGAAGCAATGCTTGAATCGGCATTTGCTGCCACAACGCCCTATGCTGCTGGCACTGATGTAACTCCTGCATCCGCTGGCACATTTACTGATGCTTCTGGCGGCTACCTGACTGCTGGTCTGAAGATTGGTGATGTCGGCAGATGGACAGGCTTCACATCAACCGCAGCAGCAAACAATGCCAAGAACTTCCTGATCACTGGCCTGACCGCAACCGTGATGACTGGTGTGTTTCTGAATGGTGATGCCATTGTCAGTGCATCAGCAGGCGACTCTGTTACCTTCACACTGCCAGGCAAGAAAGCAAAACCGCCATTGACTGGTCACACAAAGGATTATTTACAGGTTGAAGAATACTATTCTGACCTGACCGACTCTGATCTTTTTAGTGACATGATCGTTTCGGGATTAACCTTTGACCTGCCTGCAAGCGGCAACGCAACAATGTCAGCTACACTGGCTGGCCTGTCACGCGCACTGTCTGGCTCACAGGTAATGACTGCTCCGACTGCTGAAACGCAGACCGGCATCATTGCATCCATCAATGGTCGTATTTTCATCAATGGCACTGCAATTCCTGTGACTGCTGTGAATATACAAATTGCTAATGGTGCAGCACCAACAGGCGCAGAGATCGGCAGCAATGAGTCTGGTGATGTGTTCCGTAATCAGATCGTGGTGACTGGTCAGTTCATGGCAATGCTGCGTGATCAAACCCTTTCTGCGCTTTATGATGCAGAAACTGAAATCAGCCTGATTGTTGCTGCTGCTGCGGATGAGACTGATGCTGCTGACTTCATGGGCTTCTCAATACCGAAAATCCGAATTACTGGTGACTCACCAGATGATGGCGATGCAATTATGCGTACGTATCCTTTTAGTGCGCGACTGAACGTAGACGGCGGTGCTGCTTTGGCCTTTGACGAAACAACAATCACAATCCAAGACAGTGCTGTTGCTTAACCGAGTACCTGCCGTCCTGCCAACTAGTCCTCGCGGACTAGCGGCGGGGCGGTAAGGGCATTAAACCAAACCGCGAGGATATACGAATGAACAAGAAAGCGATGAGCTTGGATCAGTTTGATCTCGGCACAAAATCAAATGAGGGTGTTGATGTTGAGTTAAAGAACCCTGTCAACGGTCAGGGGCTTGGCATCTTTATCACTGTTGTTGGCCGTTACTCTGAAAGATACCAAGCTGCTGTTCGCGAGGTATCGAACCAGTCAATTAAGGTTGCGGCTAACAAAAAAGAAAAAATGGATATTGTTACCGAAGCAAACGAAAGAGGTACACAACTGCTGGCTCGTTCTACTTTAGGCTGGCGCACTGATGATTCACGGACAATATTCTTTCACGGCAAAGATCAGCAGTTTTCTTTTGATGCTGCAATTGAGCTTTACAAGTCTGTCAGCTTACCGTGGGTAAAAGAGCAGGTTGATGCTGCGGTACATAGTAACGCAAATTTTATGATGCCCTGATTGCAGGGCTTGTAAATTATGCACGATCAGAAATAACGCTGGCGACACCACAAGAAGATGGCATTGCACTGCGGGTACATTTAGAGAGCATCAAGCGTCAAACAGGCGTTATCCCAGACCAACTTGCTGACGCAGTACCAGCACCAGAGTACGGGCTACATGTTTGGGATTATTATTGCCAAATACGCAGCCTGATAGATTCTAAAACCCGCAAAGCAATGACAGCTCAAGATGTACAGGATTTCTGTTGGTTTTATGCGATACAATTAGAGCTATGGGAGCGCATTGCTCTTAGGCGAATAGACTTAGTATTTATGGGGGCTGATAGTGACTGACGTTACTTTACGAATTAAGGTCGATAGCTCCGAAGTCGATAAAGGTCGCAAATCGCTGGATGGCCTTGCTGCGTCCAGCGATGATGCCGACAAGTCTACCGATAAACTCACTAAAACCACTGGCGGCTTAACAAGTGCCGCAAAGGCTGCTGGAGCGGCAATAGTTGCGCTGGGCGGATCAATGGTTGTTCGGCAAGCTATCGAATACGCTGACGCATGGCAAAACGCAACCAACCAGCTTAAAACTGTGCAGGGTGCTACAGAAAACCTGTCTACAACCCAAGCAGTATTGATGCGAGTTGCTAACGACTCACGCGCTAGTTTTGAGGCTACGGCTGGACTGTACACAAGGCTGTCACGCGCAACGGCCAACCTAAATCTCGATCAGGCTGAGTTAATCGACCTCACAGATACCATCAACAAATCATTTGCGGTTTCTGGTGCAAGCGCACAGGAAGCATCAAACGCTATTACACAGTTATCACAAGGCTTGGCAGCAGGCGCACTGCGCGGCGATGAATTTAACTCAGTATCAGAGCAATCACCGATACTGATGCAGGCCATTGCTGACAGTTTGCGAATGACCCGTGGCGAGCTGCGAGACTTTGCGGCAGAAGGCGGCATTACTGCTGAGATTGTTGTTACAGCATTGCAGCAAGCCTCTGGCGAGATTGATGCGACATTTACAAAGATGTCTGCAACCTTTGAGCAGAATATGACTGTTGCCAACAACAACATGATGGAGTTTGTTGGCTCAAGCGAGGCTGTCAAAGGTGTCGTGGGTGCAACTGGTGCTGCGCTTGTTTTCCTGTCAGAGAACCTTGATACGGTTGCAACGGTTGCCGGTATTGCTGCATCAATGTTTGCTGCAAAAGGTGTTGTTGGCCTTGTCGGGGCGATGTCTGCAACAGTCGGCGGTATGACAGTGGCAACCACTGCGGCAGGTGCTTTGCGTGTTGCCTTAACGCTGCTTGGTGGTCCAGTTGGCATCATTGTCGGTGTTGTATCAACGCTGGCAGTGCTTGGCAAGATGATGTACGACAACCGGCAGGAGACAGAAGCACTTGAGGCTGAAACTGCTGCGCTTGCCAGAACAGAAGAAAACCACAATCGGATATTGTCCTCGTATGTCGGCAGTTTAGATGACTTGCAAGGCAGGCTTGTATCATCACGCGCAAATCACCAGAACATTACTGCGGCAATGGGTGAAAACTCAGCAGAAGCATTAAACCTTGAGCGCGAAATAGCAGAGCTTGAAATTGCAATCACAGCAATGGGTGGCAGTACAACAACCGCAACTACTGCAATTGTGGCAATGACTGCTGCCGAAGAAGAAGCATCATTAGCCATTATGGCAAAGGTTACAGAACTTGATGCGGAAAGGGCTGCACTGCAACTGTCTGAGCGTGAACTTTTTATCCTTAATGCGACAAAAATTAAAGGCATTGAATTAACAGACGACCAGAAAGAAGCAATCATTGCATCTGCATCTGCACTGTTTGATGAAAGGGCAGAGTTAAAATCTAGCCAGGCTGCACAAGAAGCACTGAACCTTGCTAGGGAAAAGGCTGTCGAGCATACAAACAAACTGGTAACAGAAAACAAACGCGCAGAAATCCAACTTGTTTTGAACGAGCGACAACAAGCAATCTACAACGCGGTGATGAGTGCTGGCACAGCATTGACTACTGAGCAAATGATAGCTATTGAAGCATCAATAAACTCACTGTATGACCAGAGAGATGCTACTGATGCCGCTACCGCTGCCGCAGAGCGCAACCAAGAAGCGGTTGATGTATGGACTAAGCTATCCACTCGCGGCTCAGAACAACGCGCAGCGGCTGAAATAGAGTCGCAAAGACGGCAAGAAGAGGCAATATCCAGAACTCACGAATACCTGACCACAAGCTTTATCGACATTTTCAATAATGGCAGAAACGCTTTTGACAATATCGCCAAAGCATTTAGTACTATGATCCAGAGAATGCTCGCCGAGTGGGCTGCGTCTAAGCTGATGGAATTTGTCGGCATTAGCAGTGGCGGTGGTGGTGGCGGTTCTGCTGGCGCATCTGTTGTTAGTGCGGCAACGAGTGCTGTTGCAAACGCTGCTGCAAAGGCTGTCACATCTGCAATAACTGGTGGTGGTGCTGCGGCTGCTGGTACTGCTGCCGCTGGAACTGCTGGTGGTGCTGCTGCTGGTACTGGTATAGGCGCAACATTGGCTTCTGCTGCTGGCTCAGTAGGCACTGCAATAACCGGCGGTGCGGCTGCTGTAGGCTCTGCAATCTCTGGTGGCGCATCTGCTGCAACCGCATTCATTATGGCTAACCCTTTACTGGCTGCGGCTGCACTTGCTGCGGCTGCGGCTGCTGCACTTGCTAAAAAACCAACAACCTCTAGCAACGCTGGCCTGTTGATCCACGATGCGCCTGGTGCATCTGCTGATCGCAAGTTTGCTGTTGATGCCTTTGCCTCTGGCTTTGCTCCTGTTGGCTTTGCGAGACGGGAAGATCAAGCGTCAGCAAATGAAGTGATTGATGTATTCAGAAAATACGATGCCTCACTGACTGAAATAGCAAAAGCGGCTGGCCTTAATGTTAACTTCAGCAACAATCCTTTTGGTGGCTTTGATGAAAAGGGTCAGGGCAGTGGCTTGTTCTTGGGTACAGCAGCAGAGGAAGGCAGGGGCGTAACATCTGCGCCAATGTCTGAGCAACTAACCCAGTTTACAAAGCAGTGGGTCGAGGCTCTTGGCGGTCAGGTATCGCCTGCTGATAGAGAGTTCCTGTTATCCTCTGGCTCTGCCGATGTCTTGTTGGAAAGGGCTGCAACGCTTGGTCAGGCTGAACGCGGCAGGTTAGATGGAATAGGTTTCGGCGGTATTAGAAATGTTCCGTTTAACGGTTTTAGGGCTGAATTGCACAAAGGCGAGGAAGTACTAACTGCGAGTGATCCGCGCAACCGCAACAACGGGGGCATGATGAGCGAAATGCGTGATATGCTAACCGAAATGCGTAACATGGCTTTTTACACCAAGCGCACAGCAGACTTGTTGCTGCGCGTGACCAGAGATGGTGACTCACTTGTAACGGTGGCAGCATGAAAGTAATCCCGCCCATTGCGATAACATCAATCACATCCAGCACAGTGCCAGAGGAGGTTGCAGCAACGTATAACGCTGGGACAACCTATGCCATAAATGCTTTGGTTGGCCTTGCATCTGTCTACGGTGATCCGCAAACGGTCTGGCGATCTTTGCAGAATGGCAATGTCGGGCAAACCCTTGCAGAAGGTGCGTACTGGACTAATGCTGGTATCGTTTATCCAATCTACGCTTCTGGGTCATCTTGCGATCTTGGTGACATCGTTACCGACTTGGCTAATCATGATTTGTACCAATCGCTGGTTGCGGCTAACACTGGCAACCCGTTGACCGACACCACAAAATGGAAGTATATCGGCAAGACTAACCGCTTCCGATTGTTTGACTACGACAGAAACAATCGCACTAGTGTGCCTTTGACATTTACTGTTGTTTTTGCACCAGGCAAACGAATCGACAGTATCTGTCTCGATGGCATACAGGCTAACTCCTACACAGTGACAGTGACTAGTGTGCTGGGTGGCGGCACTATCTTTACCTCAACGGGCAGTTTAAATACTCGAATTGTTCGCACTTGGTACGAACACCTGACAGTGCCATTCACAACGCAAAAGAGCTTAAACTTTTTTAACATCCCACCTTATACCGACTGCATCGTGACGGTTACTTTGACTGCAACATCTGGCAACGCTGAACTGGCTGCGCTTGGCGTAGGGCGTGAAGTTATCTTTGGCAGAACACAATACAATGCCATCAGCGACATCTTAAACTTTTCAACTGTTACCAGAGACGATGAAGGCAATGCGATCTTGGTAAAAAGAAGGAATATCCCGAAAAGCAAGCAGACTGTTTTCTGTGATAAAATTGCCGTCAATAAAATAATCGAAACGAGAGACCTGCTTAACGCAGAGCCTGCCTTCTGGTACGGCATTGATAATGCAACTGATGGTTACTTTGAAGCGGTGTCAATGCTTGGGTATTACCGTGATTTTAGTATCAATTTACAATATCCCGAAAATGTTATTTTGAATTTTGAGCTGGAGCGAGTCTGATGACTACAATAACGCAAAGCATTCCGAGTCTAGGTTCACCACCGTTAACAAGTGACCCAGCAAACTTTGATAGTCGCGCAGATACTTTATACGGCACATCACTGCCTGCTGTAATCACTGCAACAAACACATGGTCAGGGCAAGTCAATACTGTTGCTGGTGAGGTAAACACCAACGCAACTAACGCGGCAGCAAGTGCAAGCTCTGCCAGCGGCTCTGCATCAAGTGCAACGGCTTCTGCTAGTGCGGCATCAGGCTCTGCAAGCTCTGCATCTGCCAGTGCCTCAACGGCAACAACTGCGGCTAATAACGCTGCTGCGAGTTATGACTTATTTGATGATAGGTTCTTAGGTGCTAAGGCATCAGACCCGACACTTGATAATGATGGCAATGCTCTGGTGACAGGTGCTATTTACTTCAACACATCGACAACTGCCATGCGCGTTTATAACGGCGCAGCGTTTCAAGATACCGCAGCAATCGCCACAACAATTAACCTAGCGACACAAACCACAGGCACGCTCACCACTGCTAAAGGCGGCACAGGCTTATCTACACTCGGCACTGCTGGTCAGGCTTTGGTTGTTAACTCTGGTGCTACAGGGCTTGAGTACGCAACCATTGACTCAGACCCAACGCTGGGTACGCTGACCAAGACGTTTACAGCAAATGAGGTGTCTACAATCAGCCTGACTAAGACAGTGCTGACACCAGTGGTAAGCGTGACTAAAGAAGTGCCACAGACAGGTGTGACTAATAATGAGTGGGATGTAAACTCGACAACTGAGAACTATGAAAGGTTGAACAGTGCGCCTGCTACTACGTTGAACTTTGTTGGGTTTGATGTTTCTACTTCAGTGTTTGTAGATGCGTTTAGTGTGTCTGCACAAGAAACTGCACCAAAGGGAATAGCATTTAATCCTAGCGGCACTAAGATGTTTATAACTGGCGCTGCTGGTAAGGATATAAATGAGTACGCTTTATCAGCGGCATTTGATGTCTCAACAGCTACCTTTACACAGTTGTTTTCAGTCAATTCACAAGATACAAACCCAACAGGGCTTTGTTTTAACGCTGATGGCACTAAGATGTTTATTGTTGGCGCAACTGGTGTTGACGTTAACGAGTATGCCTTATCGACAGGGTTTGATATATCTACAGCAAGTTTTACAAGACTGTTTTCAGTATCAGCGCAAGACATCTATCCTCAAGGACTGGCCTTCAGCCCTGACGGCACTAAAATGTTTGTTGTTGGCGGCGGCGGCTTAGATGTTAACGAGTACACTTTGTCCACAGGGTTTAACATTTCAACAGCAACCTTTGTAGATAGCTTCAGTGTATCTGCACAAGATTCAGACCCGAAAGGATTAGCTTTTAATGCTGACGGCACAAAGATGTTTATTGTGGGTGCTGGGCAAGAAGTAAATCAATATAGCCTGTCTACTGGGTTTGATGTATCGACCGCAACTTTTGTTAAGTTATTTTCAATATCCTCACAAGAAAATGACCCGTGGGCAATAGCATTTAACCCTAGCGGTACTAAGATGTTTATTGTGGGTGTTACCGGCGATGACGTTAATGAATACACACTAGACGCAGTATCGGTAGCACTAGGCACAGGCTCATTCGTCTCAGCAGACGTAGGCAAGACCATTGAAGCCAACAGCGGTGTATTTGTCCTCACAGCTACAAGTGGAGCATTTGTAGAGACCACTGCACCTACATCCTACAATCAAGTCGCATCAGGTAACTGGGACATGTACGGTGTAGTATATAACGCTGTTGATGGTGATCTGGAGTTGAGTGGGTTTTCTTCTAGCTATGATATAGCGGGTGCTACGTTTACACAGGTGCTTTCTGTTTCTGCCCAAGACAGTTCGCCAGTAGGCATAGCATT